TGTTTAGTTCTTTTAGATATTGCTTTGCTATATATTCTGTCTGATCTCCGTCTAAAGCGTCAGCAACATCAACAATATTTAATCTTTGATTCGTTTCTATAGCTAACTGCTCCGCTATTTGTTTGGATTGTTGTTTAGTAATATGATTATTAGTTAATAGGGTTTTTAAGATTAAAGTCGGTCAATTCTTGGCTAAACATTATTAGTGTTGCTTCGGCTCTTGTTAGTGTGGCGGTGTCGTCTTTATCGTGTTGTGATCTTAACCACTCTATAAAGGCAGTTTGTCGTTTTATATTGTCGGCTAAGTGTTCGCGGTGTTGTTCTAGTTGTTGGCGGTCGTATGGGTTCATATAATTATTATTTAGTTTCTTCTTCTTGATTAACTTCTTCTTCTTGATCATCTAATAAATCTATTAAAGCGTCATAATCTTCTCTAAGTTGTTGCTCATAATAAAAATATAAGTCACTTGACATCATTTTATAAATATCTGTCATGCCGTCATAACTTCCTAACGCTTCTACTGTCATTTCTCTTGCTTCGCTGTTCTCTTGCCACTCTTTAACAATATCATAATAATAGATAGGCACTAAGCCGTCTACATACTCAGCAATATTGTCTTCTTGGTCTTTGGTGTCGCTTTCGTCTTTATCAGTGTAATTGTCCAAGAAGTTAATTAGTGTGTCTTCGTTGTTAAATTTTTCTTTATTAGCGTTTATTAGTTCTTTGTAGTTCATAAAATTATTATATTAGTTAATAGATTAAATTAAAGATGCTACCCAGATAGATAAGCCTACAATGATTACAAAGGTCATGATGTAAGCAAAGGCTGGGGCTACTTGTTGATCTTGTCTTGCTTGTTGTTGGCGTTCCTTGAAAGTCATTAATTTAGATGTCATAATTGTTGTTGTTCCGCTTGTTGCGTTTTAGTATAAGCATTAATATGCTTATAATTAAAGGGTTTAAGTGGTGTTATTTATTGATATAATAATATTATCATACTTTTAAAAGTAAAGCAATAAGCAAACTGTGGATAACTTTTAAATTGTTAAGTAAGTGTTAAGTAAGTGTGTTTTTTATTTATTATTAGCTAAAATATGCCATTTTTACTTAACACTTAACAATTATATACTTTATTTAAAAATATATAAAGCCTTATATAGCCCTATTATTGGGTATAGGTAGTATTTCAAAAAAAACTTTTCGCAAAATCGTTAAGTTGTTAAGTTGTTAAGTAAGTTTTTAGATTTTTGCCATTTTTGTCAAGCGAAAAACACCAGTAAAAACGATTATTCTTGTTTTTTTGGTTTTTAGGCTGTGGATAACTTAAAAATCTATAAAAATGTTTTATATCTAAAAAGCTACTTAGCACGCGTTAATCAGCCTATAAAGTTCAAATTATGTCAAATAATAACATAAAACACTGTTGTTTGTCAATATACCGAAAGAAAACCAAATATAACTGTGTATAATAAGTCTTATAACTAGTTATTTAGTGTTTATATTGACTAATATTAGATAAATAACATAATATATACATATATGTCAAGTTATTACCTTTTTAACCCCTACTCTATACGATCAACACACTATATTGAATTATTATGCTAGTATTAGCATATCTAGTGTTATTTTAGCCTATGTCATTGACACTTTGGACAAAACATTGTACCAGTACCCACCCCATTTTTATTGGCGTGAAAACCGTTTATAGCAGTAAATACTTACGCGTATATTTTTTTGAGATTGACTTTTTCACTATAAAACACTAAATTTGTCAAATAGTTATCCACACCTATTGACAAATATTTTATTTGTGATATAATTAGAGTATTATTATTAAAATAAATTTATGGCTATTAGTAAGAGTGAGTATGCAAAACAATGGCGTTTAAAAAATCCTGATAAAATTGCTAGATATCAAAAAAAATATTATAGTAAAAATAAAGAAAAATTATTAAAAAATAGTAAAATTTGGAGATTAAATAATATTGAAATAGGTAAACTTCGTGCTTCTAATTATCAAAAAGATAATAGAGAAAAATTTAATATTTATAAAAAAAAACTTTGGGCACAAAGTTCTGATACTAGAAAAAAACAAAATTGTAGACATTTAACTATTTTAGCATTAAAAAGACATGGATATATTTCTGGGAATAGGTTGTGTCAAGCTGAAAATTGTAATAATATTGGGGTAATTCATCATTGGGATTATGATAATTATTTAGATATTAGTTTTGTTTGTAGTGAACATCATGCTAAAATTCATTCTGGGATTATTCCAAATGGAATATTTCGTCATTTTTAATTTTACCTATTGACAAACATAAAAAAATAATGTATAATATCTATGTAAGGTTTAAGTTTTTCTGTCTGCCCGTATTAACTCTATTTATGTCTTCCCGGTGATCCCGAGAACACAAAAGAGGATGTCCAGCTTCACGGGAGATTTCACAATCCAAAGTGCACAAAAATTATATGGGCTGGACAGAAGAATTTAACTAAGATTTAACATAAACCCCACGCAATGTTCAAATCTAAAGCCCAAGCACGTTTCCTTTATTCACAGAAACCCGAATTAGCGAAGGAATTTGCAGGTAAAACTAAATCAATTAAAAAATTACCCGAACATGTAAAGTCCGGTTCTTCTCGTATCTCTAAAAAAAAATAATTTTTAAATTATTATGATTACTAAAGGAAAAAATAAACCACTTCCCCCAAAAATTTTAATTCTTATTTAATAATAAACAACACAAATATGAGTTCAAGTCAAATAAGACAAGAAATGATGGAAGTCGCAACATCAAACCTTAGAGGAAAAGCTATGTCCGATAAATTAGCTCAAGTTATGGTTAATCCAGAAGAGAAGGATGAACCAGGTGGAGTTGAACCTATTAAGGATATGTTAACAAGTCCTTATAATAAATAATCTACAATGGATATTAAGGAAGAAGTTGAAGGTGAAATAATGACTGTCGAGCAAATGAGAGAAAGAGACATTCTCCATATTGCCGGCGTTGAAGCCAGACAAAAGATGGCTTTTTGGCGTTTGTATCTCGATCCTACGAGTCCGACACTTATGAACGCGAAACAGTCGGCTATCTCTGCAGGATTTCCTGAAGATCAGGCAAATTCCGTCACACAATATAAATGGTTCAAACGCGGAACAATGAAGGATAGATTATTAGAAGTGGCGGAGAAGACTTTGGAGGATATGCTAACATTACCAAGAACTACAGTGAAAATAGTTAAAGGTGAAGAAGTTTTAGTAGATGACCCGGCTATGGTAAAGATTATTCAAGACACTGCTAAATATATCGCTTCTACCCTTGGTAAAAAGGATTATTCCCAACGCAACGAACTTACTGGTAAAAAGGGTGGCGCGATTGAAACTGTGGCCGTTAAGATTGATGATAAGGAATTTGATAATATATTAGAACGATATGCTGCAAAACGCTCAGCTAAACGAACAACAGAAGAAGGATGTATTGAAGAAAGCATTTCAAAATGATATTGAGGAGTTTGGTAGATATTTCTTTCCGCATTACATGAGTAATGCCACTCCCAAATTTCACCGTGCAATCTTCGATTTATATGAGAATCCTAAATTAGATAAAATAGTAATCGGTGCTCCTCGTGGGCACGCCAAATCAACAATAACCGATTTAATATATTTAGCATGGGTATTGTGTAATAATAAAGCAAAATTTGTTCTTTTAATCTCCGATACTTACTCCCAGGCAACTTTGTTTCTTAACGCTATTAAAGGTGAGTTTGAAACAAATGAAAAATTAATTAATTTCTACGGTAAATTAACCTCTGATAAATGGTCAGAAGGGGAAATTATTACTAATGGAATCTTAGTTAAAGCTTTAGGTGGCGGTATGAAGGTTCGTGGTTTGAAATTTCGTGAATCGCGCCCGGACCTAATTATCTGCGATGATCTTGAAAATGAAGAGGCTGTGGATAATAAGGAAAGACGTGAGAAGTTTGAGAGATGGTTTACCGCTGCGTTGCTTCCTGCAATGGCTAAGGGGGGCCGTGCTATCGTTATTGGCACTATTCTGCACTTTGACTCATTACTAGCAAAATTACTCACTCCAGACAAGTATATCGGCTGGAATAAGAGTACCTATCGGGCGATTAATGATTGGGGAGCTCTATGGCCTGAGCATTTAAGCTTAGATGAACTACTAAAGATTAAAGCGGAATATATTTCTCAAGGTCATGCTTTTCTTTTTTATCAGGAATATCAAAATGAACCTATTAGTGATGAATTTCAGAAGTTTAAATTAGAAAAAATTCGTTTCTATGATGAAAAAGAGTTATTGCAGAAGGATTTACGGACTTATGTCGCTATTGATAGAGCATATTCTTTAGAAAAAACTGCTGACTTTACTGCAATTGTGGTGGTATCTGTTGATAAAGAAAATAAATGGTATGTCCGTTTGGCTCAGAGATTTAAAGGCGATGAGAAAGCGTTAATTGAAAAAATATTTGATTTAAAGATATTTTTCTCACCGGATATGTTCGGTATTGAACAAAAAGCGTATAAATATACGATTAAACCGGCATTAGATGATGAGATGAGAAAACGAGGTATATTTTTTAAGTGTGAGGAACTAAAAGACTTAGGAGTTGGTAAAAATAAGAGAATTGAGGGTTTAATTCCACGATTTGAGTCTAGTTCTATCTTCCTATTAAAGGATCAGACAGATTTAGTTGATGAGTTGATTAAGTTTCCTAAAGGTGGTCATGATGATTTAATTGATTCCTTGGCTTACCACTTAGATTTATCAGCTGGTTCTGCTTATAAGGGTCGCGCAACTACACAATTTATTCCTAAAGGAATAGTGAGACGAACTTTTTTCACAATAAACAATGATTTATGATAATTAATGTAATGGAGCAAAATTGGGGCAAGAAAAATGACACCGACTTGTTCTTACAGAATGAGGCCGGTGAGAAAGCGATGCCTTCAATCTATCAACCTGACGAAGAGGAACGTAAAGTTAGAGAGATGATTATTAACTCTTTTACGTGGGCTGATATTACAATGAGAAAGCCACGCCGTGAATATAATGATATGTCAACGCTTACGCGTATGATGTATGACCAGATGGCTTTTAATATTTATCAACCTAATAATGGACAACCTAGTATGGGTGATCCGTCTCAGTCTTGGAAGTCTAATGCGATGAGACCGGTTGTGCGTAATAAGGTTATTTCTATTGCGGCTCATGCTACAGCTAAATTAATTTTTCCTAAGGTTTTTGCATATAACGAACAATCAGAAGAACAGGAAAAAGCGGCTATGGTGATGCGTGACTTAATTGAATGGGCCTCTGAGCAGAATAACTACGATAAGATGAGTTTATTCGCGGTTATCAACGCTTGTGTTAATCCGGCTTCAATTATGCACGTGGAATATGCTGATGCATATCGAACGATTAAGACTGAAAAAGTAGATGGTAAGTGGCAAACAAAAGAGATTAAAGATGAGACTAATAGTGGTTTCCAATTAACTCCAGTACCAGTAGATGAATTATTTATTGGTGATTTTTATATTGAAGATATTCAGAAACAACCATTTTTAATTTGGAGACGGGTTCAGACTTATGCCATGATGAAGGCTAAGTATGGTAAGGCTAAACATTTTAATTGTGTTAAGCCTGGTATTCAAGTTATCTATAATGATGCTAATACATCTTTTTATGATGTTTACGATTCAAACCTTCGTGGTTCTTTGTGTGAAGAGGTAATCTTTTATTCTAAATCATTAGATTTACAGATTCCAATGTGTAACGGAATCTTAATGACTGACCCAGACGAACCAAATCCACGTGTTGACAAAAACTATCCTTTTGTGAAGTTTTTCTACGAACCATTTGACGAAGGTAGGGCTTTTTATGGTAAGTCTTTGGCATTTAAGATGCAACCAGATGCGGATATTATCAATACTTTATATCCAATGATTATTGATGGTACTTTCCTAAATATCTTTAACCCATTAATTATTAGTGGTGAAGAAGCTATCGGTTCTGATGTGATGATTCCTGGGGCAGCTACTACCTTAATTAATCCAGAATCCACTGTTACTCCACTCCGCGTGGCTCAGGATATTAGACAGGGTATGGACACTTTGTCAAGAGTTGAAGATAGTATTAATCAATCAACTGAAGCTCCATTAAATGTTGGATCTCGCGCTACTGCTTTTCAGATTTCTAAGGTTGATCAAGAAAAACAAACTCTTATTGGTTTATTTATCACTATGATTGGTGATTATGTAAAACAATATGGTAATCTCCTAAAATCTGATATTTGTCAATATATTACTATCCCAGAGGTTAATAAAATTATTGATGACGGTGAACTTATTTACAAGACTATTATTGTCCATGATAAGCAAACTGATTCCGGTAAAGTAAACAAGAGTATTAAGTTTGATTTTAGTTCTCCATCTAAAGCATTATCGGACGATGAAGAATTAAACGCTTCTTACGATGTGTTAGAAAGTCAAGGAGGAGAAGATAGTAAGAATACAATTTGTAGAGTAAATCCTAAATTA